ATTATTTTTGCATCTTGTTTTTGATCTTTTAAATTTTCATCTAAATAATTATATATTCCTTCTAAATTATCTTGATCAAATTCACAACCAAACGCTTGATTATGCCCTTCTAGGCTCTTAAATAATTTTGTATCATTAAGTATTTCTTTTAATTGTATATCTCCTATTCCTCTACCGCTACCAGCACACATCCCCTCGTTATCTTTAACAACTAATACAGGTTTTTTATATTTTTCAGAAATTTGAGTAGCTAATAATCCATTAAATCCTTTTTCAATTTTATCATGATCAGTTGTTCTTACAATTATTATCTTATGAGAGGTGTCTATTCTGTCTTTAACCTTCTTAAAAAGTTTTGCTTGAAGTTTCTTACGTTCTTCATTTAAAGCGACACATTCTTTTGCTAACAATAAACATTTATCATAATCATCTTCAAGTAATAATTCAATAATTTTTTCAATTTTATCCATTCTTCCACATGCATTTATTACTGGAGCAATTTTATAAGCGATTGTTTCACTATTAATGGAATTGACTTTATTTTTTTGTATAATTGCCTTAATACCAAGATTGGATATATTCTTCAATGCTTGATATACTAAATATCTATTCTCTGGCTCAGACATACTCATTACGTCTGCATACATTCCTATTCCAGCAAGATCTATGAATTGTGAAGCATATTCTACGTCAAGCAAGTTATCTAGTACCTGACAGGTTTTAAAAACTACTCCTGCACCCGAAATGCTCTTATTGGGAGAAGAATCAAGTTGCGGATTGACGATTATAGCATACGGATTATCAACCGTTTTGGGATGATGATCTAATATAATAACTTCTATATTATTTTCGCATAACTCTTTTGTTTTGTCAACCTCATTCGTGGATGAATCCACAATAATTAGTAGATTAATATCTTCAGGAATTACTTGAACAGAAATTCCGTGTCCTTGTGATCTTTGATGATATACGCAAGAAATATTATTAGTAAAATAACTTAAATATCTCATCATTATTGTTCCGCTACATATGCCATCAGAATCAATGTCATAACTTACGCATATTTTTTCGTCATTGGCAATAGATTGAATAATTCTATTGCAAGCAATTTCTATATTGTCTAATAGATAGGGGCTATATAAATCTTCTTCTGAGGGGCATAAATAAGAATCTAAGTTATCAATACCCCGAATACTAGCTAATTGTTCATTTATTTCTTCCCACGAAAAATATTCATTTATTCCTTCTTTTTGTTTCCATATATTAATTTAATTAACCCTCCTATTCTAATCTGTCTTTAAGTTTCAAATTAAATCTCTTTTTAAAATATTTATGTTCTTCTGATCCCTTTTCACATACCCACCCCACCTCAATTAAATTATGCTCTTTTGAGGGTTCGTACCTGTACGAAAAAGGTTGATAAGGAACATCTTTTAATTCCTTACTGTAATCTGCCCAAATAATAATGCGAGAGATATTATCCTCGACATCTTTTTTATTCCATTCTGTCCAATTATTCATTTTCCACCTCACTTAATCTGGAATTTTTTTTCGTATAAGAATTTCCATGTATCTAATCCACAATCATATGGACTGTCTTTTAACTCTAATTTTTCCCACTTGTCATAAACTACATATTGCTTAGCGAACATTTTTGTATTTTGTAGCACTTCATTAAAAGATTCTTTATCTTCTTTTTTTGTCCATATATCATTATCATATGCCCATACTATATCCACATTTAATCTGATTAACTTAGTAGTCTGTATTGGAGATGGCGCATGACCACCTGTAGCTACAACATTATTAAAACCCATCTCGCTTAATATCAGAACCCCCTTTTCTGCCTCCACACAAATTACTTCATTTTTTTCTTTTATATTTTGTATATTTCTATATAATCCATAAAGGATTTCTGATTTTGGATACTCGCATAATGCTACAAATTTATAGTCTGGATTACTCAAACATCTCGCTTTTACCCCTATTAAATTTCCTAGTTCATCTCTAATAGGATAAACTATATTATTATAGTTTTTGTCATAATGAATTTCCCATTCTTTTTGCGTTTTTGCAGATATACCTTCATTGTATAACCATATATTAGGGCCATATTCATACTGGTCGAGAATATCTTCAGACAAGCACCGTAAAGAATCTTCATTTAGTTTATATTTTTTAACTTCAATTTTGTCTAACCAATCAAATAATTCATTACTATCTGACTGAAACTCTTCTTCATAATATTCCCAACCACAAATATCACAAATCCATTTTATAGCGTTTACAAAATATATATCTTTAATTTTTTCTACTAATTCAATAATATCTACATTTGTAATTCCTAAAGTATAGCAACTACTTACCAATGTATCTTTATAAATAGTTACAGATTGTTTATTATCTCCTTGTGGTCTTGTCGCGCTATAATATTTATCATTATCTTTGATAAAATCACAGCCAAGTTCAGATAATATTATTTCTATTTTTTCAGGTTCCTGAATTAATTTTTTCTTTAATTCTTTGGCATCTATTTTGCCATCACCTATTTCCTGTCTACAATTAAATCTTCATCTTTTTTATTCTCGAATACCGCATACCCTATTTCTTTAAAAATTAATGAACCTTTATTTACCTCCATTATTATTTTTGTCTTATCTAATCCACCTCTGTTTTTATCAATAAAACATATATAATAATCTTTGAATAGATCTAACTCTTGAATGGTGTCATTAAAAGGATTATCCTTTTGCATTATTTTTACTTTAATTTTTAACTTTTCTGAATAACTTAAAGGTCTTGCTAATTGCATTAAATCAAGATTATGTTTAATTTGCTTGCCAGATGCGACAGATGTGCTATTTAGAATTTTATCAAATAAACTATCATCTGTAAGCTGAAAAGTTATCCATCCTGCCATGTCTAATCCGCCCTTTTTTTTGTTTCCACATAACTGTTTTAACATTTCAGAAGTTTGAACAAATGCTTCCCATGTTGCTCCCTTAGCATTTCTAAAGGGTTTAAAAGTATCTAATACAAAATAGTTGCATCCTTTTAATTTATGTGTCTTTAATATTCTTTTTAATGTATTATAATCATAAACTTGAGCATCTTGAAAATATATAAAAGTATTATCTTCAATCCATTTAGATGCTTCTCTACAGATTTCTTTTTCTTGATTAGTTAATTCTCCTGTAACAATATTAGTTTCATTGATATACATATTGTTTTTTATAAAATAATTATTAACCACACAAGTTAAAAGCATCTCATCCCATTCTTCTTTATCTTGTTCGTTTACAATTAATAAGATGGGTGTTTTTTTTATAATTCCTATATCTACTACTGTATTGCATAACATTCTTGATTTTCCAAAGCCACTATGAAGTCCAGTAGCATTCAACTTTCCTATGCGCCAACCCCTAATTAAATTATTGGTTATCCAAAATGGGATTTCTATCCCAATATCAGGATCAATTTGCCATTGCTCAAATCTTTCAGTCATGTCTTTTCCAAGGATTATGCTATCTTCTACTCCCTGATAATGAGAAAATGTTTTAGTTAATCCATAATCAAAATAAGCGTAGATATCTTCTGTTTCCATAGTGATAAGTTTTTCTAATTTTTCTTGGATAGGAAATCCTTTTCTTTCTAGTTCTCTTAATAGATTAAATTTTTTCAAATCAGCAAAATATTTTTTAAAATCTTCAAGTTTTGCTTTATCTATTAATCTAACAATGGTCTTATAGCCTTTTGCTTTTTTATATTCTTCTACCCATTCTGGATTTTTATTTATTTCAATGTTTAACACTGTTTCATCAATTATTTTATATTTCATTAAATAACAGTGTTTTATTAAAACATATAAAAATTTTAATTGGTCATTTGTAAAATCCCATTCTGGATATAATAATTCTTCATATTCAAATAATAATGATGGATTCTTATATAATGAACCTATTACTAAACTTTCTGCCGAAATATCAAATATATCTACAACATCACATCCCATCAAATATCTTTGAATAATCCTTACTTGGTGTTTCTCTACTTTTGAGTTTAGTAACATCTATTATATTTACATTACTATTCAGGGTATTAATTTGTTCTTTCTCTCTCTCAACTTCTTTAAAACTAATAGGACACTGATTTCTAATAATGGCACACCAATACCTAGATGATTTCGAAAAATTAGCAAGTATATCTTTTTGTTTAGCCCTTATAGCATGTTTTAAAACTTCCCATGAATAACCATTAGAAAACAATAAATTCAACGCTATAACGCAATCCTTATCAACACTAGGAACTTCTAATATCACCAACAACCAATCGTAAAATTCTTTTCTTTCTAAAACTGGTTGCCTACATTTTATATGCGCTCTAATTGGTTTGGGATCTTTCCCACCTGAGAACCATTCAGTAAATTGTTCTATTGGTATGTCTTTATGACAATAATTACATTTATATAATTTATCTTTTGCCATTTATTCACCCACTACTTGTAAAAGCGGCAACTCTAATTCTTCCATTATAAATTTATTAACTTTCAATTCTAAATCATTTAAATTTCCATCATTTTCAATATGATAATCATAAATAAATTCATTTAGTCCATTTTCACTAGAATGATTTTTTTGTTCTTCGGTTAACCCATTGTCAAAATTAGGTCTTTCAACTCTGATAGTAATTACCTTGTCTCCGAATCTTTCTTCAATTATTTCATATTCATTAAAATAACGAAAATCTGGAACCATAAAATAATCAAAATCATTTTCCATTATTTTAATTTCATCCGAAATTGTGTCAGCCCAAAAATCAATCCATCCTAATTCTTGTCTTACTCTTTCTGTCCCCAGAATTTGCCATTTGCTTCTAAAATATTCATTACGAATAATTCCATCCCATCCGTAATTACGTGTAATATTTTTAATTCTATCTGCAAAATGTAATGTCACACATTTGGCTAATTTATTATTTAAAAATATTCCCACACTATCTTTGCCGTTTCTAGCAGAACCAGCGATTAAAATTATATTCTTCAATCCACATATCCTTTCCTAAACTCCCTGTCTGAAAATTAATCCAGACAGGGTTATATTATTTTTACATTTATACCAATTCATTAATTTTTCTCAAAACTTCTTTGGCAACTTCTACTGTTTCATATTTCATATCACCAAGAATAGGATTAATTCCTTTGATTTTTTTACTCTTCTTTTCAATTGCTACAGCTTTAATCTGCTCCACTATGTCTTCAATAGTTTCTTTAGAATCCTTCTCAGGCAAACCTTTAGCATGATCTTCTCTGTTTTTAATTTCTTGCGTTCTTAATTTTTCAATATTTTCACCATCATCTAGTTGTCCCTTTACGGCATTTTCAAAAACTTCCATAAAGTTTTTTACCCCATAAGGTACTTTTTCTGGCAAATCCAAGAATCTTCCACCTGAAATATTTATATAATTGTTGGATCTAAAATACATAAAAACTTCCGTAGAATGAAATTTACTGGCAATTTCTTTTCCACCTTTATTAACTGCGTTTTCTTCTAATTCATCTCCAGCTTTATTTAATACTTTAGTTTCTGGATATAAACAACAGATTAAATCAGCTTGTGATTCAAATGGTTTCCTCGCACTATTTGATAATGCCATTTCTAAACTTTGAAATTTAAGTCCATCAACAGTTTCGGTTTCATTCTCCTTTGTCCAACCTAACCACAACAATCCATACCCAGCATTTTTAAGCTTTTTCATTTCACCATTGATTTCTTCTGCTATTAAAGTATACCCATTATCTGCATTTTTAGTAGAATTACCAATTTCTCCAATTGAAGTAAAGGTTCTCGCATATTTGGCAGACATTTTCTTTAAAACATATTTTGATACTGCTTCATGCATTTTATCAATTGTATCAAATCCTAAAACTTTCGTAACCGGATTTTCTTTAGATTCTTTTATTAAATCTGGAACAATTTCAGTTTTGAAATATTCCCATGCATTAGGATATTCATGAAGGGGAATCAATGAATTTAGTTTCCATGATTTATAGCCATCCTCCCAAGCAAATAATAGTCCTGCTTCGGGATTATTAGGATACAATAATTCCATTAATTCTTTCCACATTCTAGTTTTTCCCGATTTTATCTGACCCACAATTAGCAACTTGTAGCTTTGTAAGTCTACATTGGGTATGTTTTCTATTACTTTATCTCTAAATCCCAATTATTGTTTTCCTCCTATTTATATTATTTTTGCATCATATTTTAGTTTTTAATTCTTTATAGAATTTATCATATTCATCTATTAAATCCCATCTATTAATATATTTATTATATTTACTAATTTCTCCTATTGACATAGTAACTACACGGAGCATATTGGCTGGAATTATAAAACTTCTTTCTAATTTTTGTTGCTCACTTAAAGCAAATATTAAATACAAATCACATGTCGCATATCTTTTATTTATGCCAAAAGTATGACATCTACTGCCTTTTAATAAATAAGCAGAACCAGACTTAATATCTATTCTAATATTATTATTTATTAATAAATCAAATGGATATCCTGTAGTCATTCTTTGCACTTTATAATTTTTGTTTTCTAATAATTCAATTGCATATTTTTCATAATTCCAACCAGTTTTTGTTTCAGAATCTTTTAATTCTAGATTTAGCTTATTTGCCCATAATTGATAACCACCAGTTCTTACTATTTTATTATGTAGTGAATCATTTCCAATAATTTGTATTATTTCATTTCTACTTGGCATTGTATTAACATTAAGTGATTCCATTACATATTTGATTTTATCAATTATTTCTTCTAAGTTATAAAATTTAGTTCTGTTAAGTTTATGATTTAATTGTAGTTTATCTTTCCAATAGATATATCCACCATTCCTTGAAATTAGTGGATCTAACCATTTTAAATCATCTAAACTACGTACTTCATAGGAAGTGGGCATCCTATCAATATTAAATATTGACATTATTTTATATATCGTTTCTGTTATTTTTACTTCATTATCAGAATGGGAGACTTTCATCATCTATCTCATCCTTTAGCAAGGCTTCAATCCCACGATCCATTTCGTCTTCTGTCAATACTTCTTTAATTAAACTTCCATTAATAACCTTAGTAATCTCTAACCCCTTCTTGCTGCCACTAATAACTAGTTCTCTTTCAGTTGCAACTTCTTCCACATCTGCAAAAGGATCACCGTCTACTTCTTTAACCTCTTTATCAGTCCAAACATATTCAACTCGATTATTATCAGTACCTTCTACCTTAACAAAATCTCCTCTGTTTAATAAA